GGTTGTGCTCGGAGTCAGGCGAAACGAACGAGTTGCCAGCGAAGCCGGTGAAAGTCAGGGACTCGATGAAGTCCGCGTTTTCACCACGACGGCCAGCCAGGTACATCGACGTCATTTCGTCCCAGAAACGCGACCAGTAGTCCTTCTGCAGGTCGTTGGCATGGGAACGCAGGTTGTGAACCGTGCGCTTGGACGTCATGGTGCGGCCGGCACTGACCGACTTGCCGATCAGGTCGATCTTGATCGTGTCGGTCGCATACCGCATGTTTTCCTCGGTGCCGGTGATGCGGGTATCACCGTAAGCCGGGCGGCCACGAAGCTGCAGCTTGAGGTCGTAGCTGATTTCTTCGCCGGCCTTCTTTTCGAGGTCGGTGAGGTTCTGCAGCGGGGTCATTGCATCCTGACCGTCGCCCATGAACCGGTTCTGGAAGTAGGACTCGCGCGCCTGATCCACGAACAGGACGCTCGACCAGCGCTTTACTGCTTTGGCGTCGTTGACGCCAATGACGGTGCTCGACATGGTTATCTCTCCGGGTCGATTTCGGCCACAGGGAGGCACTCATGCGCCGCCAGTGTTCCAGCGTGTTGCCCGCGCGCTCTTGCGCTTGGGCGGGTATGGTTACTTCGGTTGTGGTCGCGTCAGCGTTGGAGCCTTCTGCTCGTCCGGGCGCTGGCGCGAAATTGGCGGGGCTGCGCCCGCCTTCACCAGTGAAATGTCGTTGCTTCTAGGCGTCTCGATGGCCAGGCGAATCCGTGCGCCGCTCTTTTCCTTCACCGAAACGACGGTATCAGGGCCGATTCGCACGGAATCGCCAGGCGAGACATCGAGAAACAGGCCCATATCAGTCCAGGTCGGCGTCGACTTCGCGTAGGAACTTGTCGCGCGCTTCCGGCGTCATACCGGCGACGGCACGCTCCATGTCCTGAATCGACCCACTGTCCAGGTCGTCATACTTGCCGCCAGCGCTCTCGGCGCCGGCGCGGGAAGCACCGGACAGCGTGCTCGGGATGTCGGCCTGCGGGTTGCGCTCTGCCAGTGCCGCAGCTTTCTTTGCCGCACTGTTGTCCGCCGTCTTCAAGGCCGGATACAGGTCGTAGCAGTCTTTGGCAGCACGGGCGATCAAGTCCTTTGCTGCCAGCTTGTAGCCGGTCTGCGCGTCGATGTGATTGATCGCGTTCTGCATGGCCGCCTGGAAAGCCGCGTTGTTCATCGCCTTCTCGTTAGCGGCTGTGAACTCGACAACGGCCTCGTTGAACTCAGCGGCCTTGGCCTGCTCGGCAGTCTGCGCATTAGCCTGGGCAGCCTCAGTGCGACGGGTGTTCTCGCGCTCGGCGTAGCGCTTTTCGGCCAGATACTCCGTCTTCTCGTCGTTCAGTGCGTTGAGCTTGTCATCCAGTTCCGCCAGTTTGGCGTCGCGCTCGTCCTCGTCAGCGATGTCGCCATCCTCGTAAGCGCGGTTCGTGGCACGGATGTCGGCCTGAATCGCCTTGCGCTCTGCGTCGAAGTCTTTGGGAGCCTCCGGAACCGCCAGTAGCTCCGGCCCGGTCGGCACTTCGGCCTTGGCAGCTTCTGCCGCCGCCTGCTCTGCCGCTGCCGCTTCGGCCTGCTCCTGCTCTGCCTTCGCAGCCTCGGCTGCTGCTTCCTCGCTGGCGCCGTCGAGCTCGTCGTCGTGTTTCAGGGCGTCGCGCTCGGATTCTGTCAGGCCGTGCGAGCGTTCAACGTCGCTGACGTCGCCCTTCACGCCGCTGGTGTCGTCGGTGTTCATGGTTGATCCTGTGTATTTGGGGTATTTCCCGCCTCATACAGCCGGTCGGCGGCGGGTGCCAGTTGCACGGCTGCGTTCGCAAGGGCCGCTGTGTCTAGCGCTTCGCGCTTTCCTGCGACCGTCTTCTGTTTGGCCTCGGCCTCGTATTTCGCTGCCTGGCCCAAGTCTTTCCGGATGCGGGCGCCGCGCTCCTGCTCCTGCATGGCGCGCTCGCGCTCGGCGTCCTGCTGTTGCTGCTGCTTGGCAAGCATGGCCTCCGGCGATTCGTCCTCGCCCGGCGCCGTCTGGCCATTGATTGCCCGGATTCGTTGTGCCAGTTCCTCGCGGTTGGGCAGGTCGGTGAGCTCCACCGCGATGTCCAGCAACGAAATCTGAATCTCCGGCGGCAGTGTGCGGATCACGTCGAACAGGGTTTCGGCCATCGCCATGCGTACCGTCTCGCGGTAGTCCTGCTGGTCGACGCGGAAATCGGCGTTGAAGCGGGCGATGTCGTTCTTGAAGAAAATCTCGCCAGTTACCGGATCCATTTCCGGTTCGTTGACCATCAGCCAGTCGATCTTGCCCTTCGGCCCCATGATGCGAAGCTGGCGCGGCATGGTCATAAACTGCTCGATCAACGAGAGAATCTTCTTGCCCGTCACCTGGATGAAGTGACGGTAGTTGTCGAACAGTTCGGACGTTGCCACAGCGCCTTGCTGCTGCTTTGCCAGGATCGCCTTGCCGCTGGTTGCGTTCGACTCCTGCCCAAGGTTGTCGCGATTGATGCCGGATCCTTCGAGCACATGGGAGCGAGACTGCTCCATTAATGCGATATGGCCTTGGGCGACGTCCTTGCCGTCGAGAATCTGGATGCGTTTATCCCGCAGCGCACCCTTCGTGACCTTCACGCGACCATCAGGCGCCGCCAGTTCTTCCAGCATGGCGTCTTCTTCGTCGGTGTTGAACACACCGTCTTCGTGAATCACCTGCTTGGTCGACAGCATGTGCAGGGTCTTGCCGCGGCGCTTGTTGTAGTCGTCCTGCGGGTCGCGCTGCGCACGAACCCAGCCATACGGCATCCCGGTCTTGTCGTCGCGCTTGTAGATGATCGGAGTGAAGGTGTACCGGCCGTGCTTGTACGGGCTTTTCTTCACTTCCAGCAGTAGGCCGGGCGTGAACATCACGGTGTAAATGTCCCGCTTCACCGCCTTGGTGGTCGTGGCAAGGCCAATCTCGACAGCTTCAAGGTGCGCCGGATTTGACTCATCGAACTCGTCACCATCCAGGTCAGGGTCGATGCTGCGCATCTTCTTGATCGAGCGCGGCACCTTCATCTGAACTTCGCGGATGTCCACCTGTAGGCGGTTCGTCCGCTGCGCGTTGTACGAACCACGGCTGTAGTCCGGGCGGTCGCCTTGCTCGTTCGTCGCCCAGTCGCGGTTGAAGTACAGGGCCGGGATGTTGGTCAGGTCTTCCGGCTCTCGCATGTCGAGCTCGCCGAACGGAACCGCCTTGCGCCGAAGCGCCTCGGCGTGCTGCGGAAACATGGCGACAGCATCAACCAGCGGGATCCACTTGCGACGGAAGATATAGCGGCCATCCGACAAGTCTTTCTTGCGTGCAAACGGATCCCACCACATGCACTTCCAGTCTTCGTGCTGGATGACGATGGATTCGTCATCGGCGTTCTCGCTGTAGGCTGTTTCGAGCCATCCGATGCCGCCGATTGCCGCCTGCTTGAACGCCTCGCTGTTCTCGAACTCGGCCAGGTTGGCGTCCGTGATGAATTTGAATACCTGCTGCTTGGCGCCGGCAGACTCCAAGTCCTCCGGGCCTCGCGGGTGAATCTTCCAGTCGATACGGGTACGGCGCTCGGTGCCGATCAGCCAGTCAACGGCGACGGCGATAAGGTTGTATGTCAGCGGCGCCTGACCACGAGCACGAAGGATCGCAGCCGTTTCCGCATCCCACTGGTGATTGTCGTAGTAGTCGAAGTCCTTGGATCGCTCCCAGCGCGAATCCTGGTGCATGTCAAAGGCTTCGTCGCAGTAGCCCGTGACCGTATGCAACAGGTAGGCGTTGATTTCGTCCTTGGACTTTCCCGGCTTCTGCTCCGCATCCGGCTGATCGCCTTCCGCGATACGGTCGGCCAGCGACGCGAGCGCTGACACCGACAGATTGTTCTGCGGAAAGTCGATGTCCACTTAGCAGTGCTCCACGAAGTCGTATCCCTTCGTCTCAAGGTGCTGCTGCACGCTGTCCCAGCCGCGCGCCTTGGCTCCCAAGGGCATGTTCTTGAGGTCGGTGGCGAAGTCCGTGATGGCGTCGAGCACGCGATGCGTCTCTGACACGGTCGGGAATGCCCCGTAGACCACTTCGGCCACCTGCTTGCAACGGCTCAGAGCTTCCGGATCGCCGGTCTTCTTGTCCTTGTCGCGGTAGTCGAACAGGTAGAGCAGCGGCAGCGGGATGTCGACCATGACCTGCGGCGAGCGCGCGGCGTACAGGTACATCACCGGCTGCGGCATCGAGAAATCGGCCAGCTTCTTGAATCCGAACGCGATGCGAAGGTCGCCCTTCTTGCCGGAATCCGTGATCTTGGTTCCCATTACGCTGTCTTCCACCTTTCGCGAACTGCGCGCGACGAGTTGTTCGGCTGCCGCGGCTTGTTGCCTGCTGGCGTCACCTTGGATTGGAATGCCTGAGCGAACTGGCGGAACGCATCGGAGCCGTTCGACGCCCAGTTGTGCATTGGTGTGCTGGCGAAGCACTGGCCACGATCGTTCCAGGCCTTTCGGTAGGCCTTCAATGACGGCAATCCGCCTCGGCCTGAGCCTTCCGGGTTCTCCCCGCAGCGCTTGGCGTCGAATCGGCACATCGGCAGCACCTGACGCACCATGTCGATGCCGTCGTTGACGTTCTGGATGCGCTCGACGATCACAATTCGCTTTACGCCCAGGTCTTCGAGCACCTGTGCGCGCGTCCTGTTGTCGCCTTGCGACCAATCCGCATTGGCGCCGTCGTGCGGTAGGTATGCCTCGCCGTAGACGTACCCGAACTTGTCGCCGATGCGCTGCAGTTCACGCGCGTAGTACGCCGCTCCCTCCCCGGAGTGTTCGACGTAGTTGATGAAGTTGTGCCAAGGCCCAACCTGCTGGTGGAACCAGATGGCCGTCGTGTCGTTGCGGCCCAAGTCCCAGAACGTGTTGACCGGTATGCCCGGGATGAACGGTAGTTGCCGGATACGGCCGTCCAGTTCGGCCCTGGCGATGTCCTTGGCGTAGTAGGTGCCTTCGCTGGACACGTAGAACGCCTCGTCTGGCGTGCTCGGGTGTTCCGCGAAGATCTGCTCGCGCTGTTCCTCGGCCTTCTTGGCGTACCAAGACTTCTGCGCGTCGGTCAGCCTGGCGCCGGTTTCGGCCTCAACCTTCTCGAAATACTCGACCATCCGTTCCGACAGTTCGACATGCTCGTGCATGACGTTGGTCGGATCGGCGAACCACGGCAGGAAATACAGCTTGTAGTCCATCGCCGTGAGCGATGCGGTGCCAGCGTGAACCATCGCGTCCTTGGCCATCGCTCGCTTGCACAACAGGTAGAACTCGCCGGCAGCACCGCGCGCCGTGGATTCCACGGTCACGATGCCGTTCGGCGGGACGGTGTTCATGGCGCCGGACACCACTTCTGCCGACCTGCGCGGCTCCTTCTCGTCCATCGGACCGAGCTCGGACACATGCAGGCGTTGGTACGTGCCTGAACGCAGCGACACGCCAACGACGATCTTGGAGCCGTTTTCCAGCACCAGTTCGCCTGTCATGTCCTTGCGCTTGATCGGCCTGGCATCCCGAAGGAACTGGGGAAGCCGGTCGTAAGCGAACAGCACCTTCTCGCGGAAGAACTTCTCAGCGTGCTCCTTGGTGTCTGCCACGATGCCGCAGGACGTATTGCTGCGGAACAGCGCGGTATCAAGCGCCCGGATACAGGCCCAGGTTGTGATGCCGTGCTGTCGAGACTTGAGGATCACGTTGCGGGTGTGCAGCGTCGAATCCAAGTCCTGCTGCACCTTGTTCAGGCGAAACAGAACCTCCTGGCCGTCCTTGTCCTGAATCCGGTACAGGTTGTTTAGGCGCCACGTCCGGCTTTTCAGCTTCCTCTGCAGCTCCGCGAGCTGCTTCTGGGTCAGCGGGCCGCTACTCGCCTGCGTCACTGTCTGGCCCCGGGCCAGTGTTGGCGCCATCGACCAGCATCAGAACGGACGACACCTGGTTCTGCAGTTCCAGCTTGCTGCCGTCTGCGTTGGCGTGCTTCACCATTTCTCCCCAGCGCTTCGGGTTCCACTTCGCCAGCAGCTTCATCCGACCCTCGAACCGGAGCTTGCGTAGCGCCACGTCGCCAGGGTCGACCTTCTGTCCGAATTGCGTCCCGATGTATTCAGGCGGCCGGTCGATTTCGTCCATCCCCTGCTGCGCAATCTCGTCCTCGCCAACCTCGCGCGCGTGCGCGATGGCGAACGAAACCTGATCGTCATCATTCGCCCAACGCCGAACGGTCGTCGGCTCGGGCATGTGATCGTCCCTGCAAATGACAGCCAGCGGCTCGCCTTTCGACAGGCGCTCGCATATCTCGTCGATCAACGCTTGGGTGAACTTCGACGGACGCCCGCCCTTGTTCTTCTCCCCGGTGGCCTTGGCCGCGCGCTTTGCCGGCGCCTTCTTGGCTGCTGGCTTCTTCGCGGCCTTCTTGGCGGTCTTACTCGCCATCGGCCTCGGTTCCTTGGATCCGGCCAATCTCGTCAAGCTGCGAGTGACACAGCGCCAGTTCAGCGCTGCACACGTCGAAACCCTCCTTGGCGTCGCCCCACGTCACCGGCTTCGCCGGCAGTTCGCCGTGATCCGTCAGGCTTTCCTTGATCGGGACGTAGACGACCTTCGTCACCGTGACCACGACGGGCTTTGTTGGCTCTGGCGGCGGCAAGTCCTTCGGGCCGCGGCCGGCGCAACCGGCCAGCAGGATCAAAGCTGCGATGGCGGCACTGGATCGCATTCGTCGCCTCCCTCGCGGTTCTTGGTGGTGACAGACATCCTCGCGAAGAATGACTCCTGCACCGCGTACTTCACGGCGTCGTTAATCATCTGCATGGATCTTCCGGTGATTGCAGGCCCACACCATGTTTGGAAGTCACCAACGGAAGGAATATGCGGAAATGCCTGCTGCCCATTGCACGGACACTGCTGCACATGCGGCGCGTTGACCGCTCGGCAGCAGGGGCATTGCCAGCCGGTCATCACTGCTTTGCCAGTTCGTCGCGCAGCCGGAAGCCAAGCAGCGGCCAGACCTTTTCCAGCGCCTTCTCGCGCGCGATCCTGCGGCCAATATCGGCGTCGAAGTTTTCCGGGCTGGCGCAGGCGCTCTCGCCGGTAACGGTGAACC